AGATTATTAGGATTTTTTGACTGATGGCAATAAGCACAGAAAGAGAAGAATTGCTTAAATTTTATGAGCAAAAAATTAAATTAGATAAACAACAGTTAACTCAAGTAGAGACCATAGAATCTGGATATACTATTGATGCAAAAAATGGAGATACTCCAATTAAAGTATGGGGACCAAGTGAATTAATCTCATACTTTGATGTTCCAATTGAAAATTTGGATCAAGAAATTGTATCAATCAATAATGAAATAAAAGAATTACAAAACTCAGTATTAGCGATTGGAACTACTGCTAATTCAGTTGGATGTGGAACAACTGCCTGGTCTCCAGGATTTTCTACAGTTACAGTATTGGAAGATAGAACAAGATACAAAGGATATTCATATACTTCTCCCAATCCATTTGCAGAAATTAGTGGATCTTTAAATACTGGAAATTCTGGAATTGGGACATATACCTTTATCAATCAAGTTGCAATAGGAACTTATTTTTCTCCAATCAATGTTTGCTATGCATTTACTTGTACTAGTGGACAATGTGAAGACTATTCTGATCAAATTGTAGATTTAAATACACAAATTGATAATTTACAAACAGAAAGAGATGACTTAATTGTTAAAGTTAATGATTTTAAAATAAAGAGAATAGATTTTGAATTGCAAAATTATGCATATACAGCATCTAAGCAAAAACTTAACACCCAAATAGGAATTGCAAGTGCTGCTATAGAGTTCTTAAATGATCCAGAAAATGAACAATGGTTCTAAAAACCCTACAGCAATTTTTTACCTGGAAATTTTTTTGCCCCTTTTTTGGAATAAAAAGTTAATTTTGAACTAGGACTTCTTATTTTTTCCTCTATATGTTTCTGTTTGTGCGTGACAGTTGGGACATAAAATACGAAGATTTTCTAATCTATTGTCGTGGTGATTACCATTAATATGATCAAGTTCAATTGGAGTTGGTCTACCTCTCCATTCTGTTATTCCACATTCTTCACATTTGTGATCTTTAATTCCTTCTGAAATAAGTCTATTACGAAGTCTAAAAGATTGAACTACAGTATTTTCTTTAAGATAATCTTCAACAGGTCTTTTTGGTCCTAATTTTTTATCCCTACTCCAAGATTGTCCATGAAAGTGTGATGTATCAATTCCTAACTTAGATATTCTTCTGTGAGTTGTTTGATAATTTCCTCCAGCAGCAATTATATTAAGTTTTTGTAAAACTTGCCTAATACTGTCAGAAGTTTTTACTGCTTCACGAAGTTGTTCTTCAGTATAAGTGTATCTTTTATTCATTTAAATAGTAAACTTTATATTATATATATTACTTTACCTTTTAATAGGGGTGGTGAGATTCGAACTCACACTGTGCGATTTTTAAGATCGCTTTCTCTGCCTGTTGGAATACACCCCCAAAAAAGGACTTACATAATCAAAAGATTAATGCCTTTGCACTTCCTCCACACCTTGTCAGTGTACTATAGGACTACTCTCTTGTCAAGTGCTAGGTGCAAGTTCACCTCTGAGTTCTGCAAGTTTAGCAGTAGCAAGGCACTCTACACAAGTCCAGTAAGTTTCTCCACTAATAGGAAAATTCTCATCAGTGAAGTGTGCTGCCATATCTTCCTGAATCCCTTGAAGTTCTGCCAATTGCTCTCTGGTGATTTGCATAGTGAGTAGTCTCTTGCTTACCTATCCAGTATAGCATGACCCAGAGCACTTTTGGCAACCAGTGGACAGTTTGCTGACTGTCTCCTTGAGTTCTTGGATTTGCTTTTGCTGTTCTTGGATTGCTCCTACTAGAACAGTAGTTAACTTGCCATAATTAATTGACTTTACTTCTTCATCATTAACTAATTTTTGTCCTATAACTTCAGGAATCACCTTTTCAACTTCTTGTGCAATAAATCCTATCTCAGGTCTTTCTTTCACATATCTAGAAGGAACTAATTCCTCTATCCAGTTAAATGAAATTGATTGAAGTTGAAGAACTTTATCTAAACAATTTTCTAAAGGTTGAATGTCTTTCTTCAATGAAATATCTGAGGTTTCATCTGGTTCTCTAGAAATTTCTTCACCTCTATATTTCCAAAATCCATTAAGATTTCCATCTCCAGAATTAAAATCTATTCTAGATGCACTAGATTCTAAATTTGGTTGCGCATCACAGTGTCCTCCTACATCTACACCAAATCCAAATAGATTTGCTAACCCAAGTTGATTCCATAATCCAACACCATTGTATAGTCCTATTTCATTATGAACACCAAGTTGATTTGTAATTGCTTCAACCTGATTAATGCCAAATATATGAGTTGTAAATGGTCTAGATGGATCTAATGCTGGTTCAAATGTAGCTGCTGCTAATGGTGGTAAGACACCTTCTCCTACGTGAAGGTTAGTTGAGTAAATATCAGTAAAGTTTGCCATAAATTACCATCCATTAAGGAATTGAGTTACTTTAGTTACTACATCCAATATTCCACTTGGAATTAGACTATTTAAGGGTTCTACATTAAAAATTTGACCACCAGATGCGACCAAATAAACATTACCTTCTGACTTCACCACTGCATTTCTTGTTGCAGAAACAACAACATTATTACCTTTAATACCAACATTACCACTAGATTCTATTCTTATATTACCATTATCATTCCTTAGAACAAAATCTCTTTCTGAACTTGTTGATTCAAATTTAATTTGCTTTGCTTTGATTGTGAGAGTTCCTTCACTTTGAATATTTAAGTCGCCTTTTGAATGAATTTTTAATCCATCAGCAGACTTACTAACTATAGAATCACCAATTCTGGATGAATCTACACTTGCAATCTGAAATCCTCCATCCTTAAACAATTTTATATTTGTCCCAGAACCAGATCCCATTTGGATCTGCCTAATTCTGTTGGCATCAATATCTTCTCCAATGAATAAGACACCAGAGTCTTTATCTACAAAAGCAAATCCTTCACTCATGATCTTCTGCGCACAATACTACTGTTTTAACTTGTTTTCTAGATGGAGGTGCTGGTTCATCTGTTCTTCTAAATTCCAAAGTTGGTTCAAGAATTGCACCTTGACCTGTTGTAGTATTTATTTGCAAGTCTGGGAAAAGATTTACTGAAGATCCTGGATTTACTACATTAATACTAATGATTCTTCCAACATCATCAACCTCTGGGTATGCTTCTATGTCATTATTGCATCTTGCATCTACAATTTTATCAGTATTCTTATATCCCACCCCAGTAAGTTTGACTGAGATATCTTTAATGCTTCCAGTAACTTCTAATCCAGAGTCAGTAGTAGGATATGTTTGGCAAGCATCACCTTCTTCATTAACTGGAGGAGATTTATATCCTTTTCCAGGACCTGGAATGATAATATCAGTCACTTTACCATCCTTGATCTTAGTATAACCATAAGCACCACCACCCTGTTCTCCACAATTACTATCTATAGAAACAAATGGTGGTGTTGTGTATCCAGAACCAGATGACTCTACTATTGCACCAATAATTTGTCCTGCAGAACTTACAACTGCTTGTGCTGATGCTCCAGATCCACCACCTCCAAAAATTGTAATGGTTGGGAAACCACACTCTATAATACCAGCATTGCAGGAGAATTCAGAACCTGGAGGAATTGTACCATCAGTAGAAAGTCCAACAGAACCTGCCCAAGATCTAAAATTGCCTGAAACAGAAGATATTCCAGAAGAAATTGAAGATGAATAGTTGAGAATTTTTTGGAAATCTGGATTACTAGCAGGAATCCATCCCTTGTTTAATTCATAATCATAATCTTCATAACAAGTGGGAGACTCACAAGAAAGAAGAGACAATAATGTTCTAGTAAATGAAACTGCTCTAGAAACAATAGAAGATACTTGTCCTATTGATGATCCTAACAATGAAGTTATTTTATTCAATGCTCCACCAAGAGATTCAGATAATTCATTGGAAAGAGTTCCAAGTAAATTTCCTAAAAGTGCTTCAGCAGCACAGATTGGAGCACTCAAAACTTGACCTACCATTGAAGTCAAGAAATTGATTACATAATTTAAAATTTGACTGAATATTTTTTCAAAGGCACATAAGATGCTATCAATAACAGTTTCAGTGGCAGCATGTTTTGCAATTTTTACTACTGGAGGTACTCCTGGAGTTCCAAAGAAATCTGTCAGTAAATTATAAACTCTTTTTATAATTTCCTCTCTTCCCCACTTCAATATTCCTATCAACTCATCTTTTATTGTTGTTGCTACATTTAATATTACATCATCAATATTTGCTACTGCATTTAAAGTTGGATTAATGTAAACATTGTTTATAATTTGAATTGTGTTTAAAAATTGTATGAACTTTACCAGTGCTCTTTGAATGGCATTAAATTTTCTTTTTCCTGAGGCACATTCTGCTGGAACAGAAATGATGACACTATTTGGTCCCTCTAAATTGGATACTGCTTGACCTTGAGTTATTGCTCTTTCTTCTTTTGAAGTTGATCCTATTCCAACAGGACTTTTACCTTGTGCTATTTGTCCTTTATTTCCTATCCCACCCTTTGCAGTAACTATTCTTCCATTGGTAGCAATTACATAACCACTTGTTCCTTGAGGGGGAGTGAATGGTTTAAATGATGATGTCCCTTTGCTTAAAACTTCACTCCAAGTTTGATTTGGATTTTGTTGTCCAATATCACTATTTTGAAGAGCACCAACAATAACTGGTTGCTGCTCATCATCTCCATCCAAGAAAAATCCAACTACAATTTCACCACCATTCCAATTATTTGATATTCCACTATATCCATTTCCTGCTCCAAGAGTTAGTGGTGTTAATACATGTGCCCAAGGTAAATTCTCATCCTTAATCTGATTGTCTGCAGGATGACGTCCTAATATTCTAACTCTTGCTCTAGCACCTTTAGAAGAGTCTTTAGAATTATAAACTATCTGTCCTATAAACCAATTAAATCCATCTCTTCCTAAGAATTGAGGATTAATTAAGGATTGTTCTAACATCATAGGTCAAAAATCTTACACTCAGGGCAATCTGGATTGTTGTAGCAGTACAATTCAAATGCATTTGGACACTCTTCTGCATTTGGATGATGCTCTGCATAGTTGTTAAGAGAATTTAATTCATCTTCGAGATATCTTTTTCTTTGCTTATTAATTTCTGGATTGTCCAGTTCTTTTTCTAGTTTAGTAATTTGGTCTTGTATTTTCATTTTGGCGGAACTCCATATGAATCTCTAATGAGTTTGAGTCCAGTATACCCTTGATTAGTCTCAAATAAATGAGATAATTCTTTAATTAAATAATTTCCGGACTTTAAATCATCCCTTAATCCTTTCTTTGATTCATCTAATGTTATATTACCAAAATCTAATTTGATCACATCACCAACTGTTAAGTTTAAGTTCAAGGGTACTGTTATATTTAACAGTTGACTAAATGCTAAGTTATATCTTGCAATGGATTGAGATTGATACAATGGTCTTTGATCTATTCCTTCAGTCTCATCAGAATTATCAGGTTCTCCAACTAATTGATCAATTACTTTAACCATAATTCTAGATGGACTATCTTCAAGATACTTTGGAACTTTTGGTTTCTCTGGATTTGCTGCAGAATTTTTCATAACATCAAGACTTTCTGAAAGTTTATATTCTTCCAATTTTAAGTCTCTAGTATTGGCATCATAAAAGTAATTTACACTAGAGTACATTCCAATTCTCATATTCTCTAGAACATTAACATTCTTTTCAAAAAATGGTGTGCTGACTATTTTGAAATTGGAATTTGGATCTGCAGGAGCATTTACTTTTTCATCATATCTATAAGTAGCTACAGGAGTAGAAGATCCAGTAGGAGAAAGTGTTTCAAATAAAGAATCTAAACTTCTAAAATTGTATCCTTTTGTATTCTCATAGAATAAAAATCCTGCTGTTCCACTATTAGTAGAAGACTTTCCTGGTGGAATTGATTTTGGCCCCAACCAAGTTAATACTGTAAAAGGTTTTTTAGAATTTCCAAAGAAATGATAACTATTTTTTGTTGCATCTATGTTTCTTTTCTTTGTAGTTTTTAATACTCCAGTTAATATCTGCTCCACTGACTGATCAATAGTTTGCTTTGAACCTGATGACTCTGGATATCTTCTAAAGACTCTGGTTGTTTCATTAGAAAATACTTCAAGTGGAGCTATGTCAATCACAAACATTTCCTTAGTAGATTGAGTAGTAGATCCACTTATCTTGTAAATGTAATATGGATTAGTTGTCTCATTAATATCAATAACTTGTTTAGTTTCTGTTTGCTCTATAGTCAGTATAACCTGTTCCCCTCCCTTCAATCCAGGCTTTATTTTTGAATCAGTAGAAGGAAGTGATGTTAATAATCCTTGAGTATCAACTACAACTAATCTCAGAAAAATAGCAGGTGAAAACAGGTCTTCAAAATATTGAACAGAAGCCTGTGTTTCTGTCATATTGATGACAGTTTGTTCATCATGAGATATGATTAAAAACTTTTTAATTTTATAATTGGTATATGATCCTGCCATTAGTTCAATGTGTTGAGAAGAACTTTCTTATAAAAACTATTTAACAGTTGTTCTTCAGAAGGTCCAGATATAATCACTGGTTCAGAAGAACCTTGCTGAATTAATTGCTGTTGTAATTGCTGAACAACTGGATATGGAACTATTGTTGGTTCAGAATATCCTGATTGATATGGGAGATTTGTTGCTATTGGTCTTGAAGGTGTCCTAGGAGTTGTCATCTGAGCAGAAACTGGTCTTCCTCCAATATTAAATCCCCCAGATCCAACAGATAATCCTGCAGATCTCTGTGTTTGAGTCTGAGGTTGTTGGAATAGTGGGGAAATTTGTTGTGGGGGTTGTGCTGGTGGCCTTCTTCTTGAAGAAGATGTTTTTTGCTCAAGGTTAGGATTGTTTTGTTTTTCCTGTTGAAAAAATTCATTTAAGTATCTCCTGACTATTCTGGATCCATTGTAATGACGTTCATCTATAGGTCCAGTTGCTCCCCATTGATATCCAGGAACATCAAATGCCAATCCACTATAATGATAAGAACCTTCAGAATGTCCTCCAACAGCATCAAATCCCTGAAACTCTGTGACATCTAATCCTTTAGATTCTAGATATTGATAAGCTCTAATAGCCATGTCTCTATCTCTAAAAGCTATATGATCATGATAATTTGAAGAAGTTCCATGAGATTCATCATAAGCTGGACTACTTGGATCTCCAGTCAAATATTGTGCAGTATAATTTGTAAATTCATATCCAGGTTCTGCAATAATATCCTGATCTCCAATTAAATTCTCTACATTTCTTGCTCTTCTTTGTGTTTGTTCTAAAGTTTCTTTTCCTAAAGATTTAAACTCTTTTGAAATTTTTTCAAACTTATTAACTACTCTTTCATACCTATCTAAAGTTTTAGAAAAAGTTAACTCACCCTTTGATTCTTTTTTCTTTTCTACTAATTTCTTTTGCTGCTCTGTTTGTTTTTTTAATTTGTCTGGTTGAGTTGCCTTATTTCTTTGAGACTCTTTTTCACTAGCACCACTTAAATCTCTAACTAAATTAACTACATCCAATCCAAATGATGCAATAGACAATAATCCAGCAACTGGAAGACCTATACCAGTTGCTGCTGATGCTGCTGCTAATGCATCTAAAGATGCTGAAGTCCCTGCAATTGATGCACCAGTAACATCCCCTTCCTGTGCTCTCAATGTTGCATCAATGGCACCAAGTGCTGCACCTGCTACAGGAACTATAGACTTTCCAAATCTACCAAATGCTTTTGCAACTTTTCCAGGTTGTTTTGATAATACTTCTGACCCACCTCTACTTAATGCTTGTGTTGGTGTTATTTGCCCTCTTCTTAAAAGTCTAGCTCTATCTCCTAAATTTGCTTCTCCCTTTATAAATTTAGCATAAGATTCATTTGCTCTACCCAATGATTTAGTATTTTTTGACCACCAAGGAGAAGAAGTAGCACTAGATCCAGGAGTTCCTGCTGCTGCACCACCACCTCCTCCTCTTCTCATCATATTCCCAACTCCTCCCAACAATGCAGGACCAAGGAAAATACCAGCAGTAACTAATCCAGGTCCAACAGCACCCATCCAATCACCTTTAGCAAGTTTTGATGCTGCATTAAATGCTGCTAATGCACCTATTGCTTTTAGTGGATCACTTGTAGAACCAGCAGTAAACAAAGAACCTGCATATTTTTTTATATCTGGTGGTTTGATTTTAACTTGTTTTTTCTGAGCAAATCTTCTGTCATTTTGTTTTTGGATAGAATCTAATCTTCTCTTATATCTGTTAAGAATTGATAATTGTGTTTTCTTTTGATAGGTTCCCTTCTCAAAAACTTTTCTTAATTTAGTAGAAGATTTCTTTATGCTGTCGGATGAATCTACAAGACTATTAATCTTAGTGATATGAGCAGTAACTCTTGGTCTTGGTTTATTTAAAAGAGTTGTTGGGTCCATTTATCAAACAATCTGATAGACTAATTTTGAATACATTGTCAAGAAATTATCAGAATAAGAAGTATCTATAGCAGGAACATTATCATTGACTGCAGCAGTTGTTGATGCTTGTGGTGATGGTGCCCCCCCAACAGGCATAGGTGCAAGAACAAAACTTGGTTGTTGAGATGATGGAGATGGAATATTTCTTGCAGGACTTCTGGTTCCTGTTACTTGAGGAGTTGCTGGTGCTGCTGATGCAGAAGCTGGAGTTTTACTTGCCCTTTCAAGTATATCTAATTCTTCTTGAGAGTATTTTCCTAATCCCCAGGGTCCAGTCCAAGGTCTTGGACCACTAGCCCTAAGGTGTGCTACAAACATTTTATCTTGATTCAATGAACTAAACTGATCAGATTCAGTAAGTCCAGCTTGCCTCATTGCTAATGGTAGAGTATTGCCAGTAAACTGATATCTACCAGCAGCATTTAATACTCCTCTTCCTTGTGCTTGTAGACCCATAACTTCGCCAATGGACATATCAGTTAAGTTCTTACCAAAATAATGACTTGCACCTTCTGGACTATCTCCTCCTTGTCCTCTATTCATAGCATTATATCCACCACTACCAGAGGATTCATAACCTGCAATAATGTCAGCTGCTTGTTTGTGAATTCCTGTCAAACTGCTCATTTGTTGAACCCCAGGATCTACCTGTCCTGGAGATCCTCCTCCTCCACCACCACCTCCTCCTCCACCTCCAGAGGATCTTTGTCCTTGCTGTTCACCTTGCCTTTTCAGAAGGAAATCTAATGCTTCTTCAAATTTCTTATTAAGACTCTCAAATCTCTTTAAATCATTTTGAGGTAGTGGAACTAAACTTGATGATTGTGTTGATGCTTTTTGTTCTTGAGTTAATTCTTCAAGTCTTTGTTGAGTTGTATTTTCTTCTCCTCTACCAAATAAAGAACTTGCTAAAGCAACACCACCAGCAGCAAGAGCTGCCTTGCCTCCAAACTTGCCCAATCTTCCAAGTCTAGATGCACCTGCTGCTGTTCCTGCAGCACCTGCAGCACCAGCTCCTGCACTTGCTCCACCTCTAGAGAATAATGATCCTACTAATTTGGATGTGAGTGTTGTTGCTATCCCACCAATGACAGCAGGAATGTAAGTTGCTCCAATTCCAATCAGAGGACCTATAATTTTTGATGGATCTCCACTTAAAATTCCTTGAAGAAGATTGAACATTGCCAATCCTCTAATTGCTCCACCAGCACCACTAAAGAATGAACCAGTATACTTTTTAACTGCTCCAAGTATATCAGTTTTACTATCCCCTAATTCTTTCTTACCTAATACTCTTCCTCTATTAGCAATTCTTTTTCTATACTCTTCAGATTCTTTTCTATTTTGATCTTGAGTATTTTTATAATCTTCTGATATAACCTGAAGAATTTTTTCTAAATTATTTTTAGTCTGCTCTAAATTTAAAGTTACTTTTCCCAAATAAGACACATCTCTCTGAGATGTTGATATACCATCATCGCCTGCAGAGGATACTTTTAATTTTTCTGCTAACTGCTGTGGTAAAGATCTCTTAGGTATTAAAGATATTCTTCTAATATTTGGAGCACCAAAAGACCTAGACTTACTCCCAAGACTTGTGCCTGAAATAAATCTAGTTACTCTTTGTTGAAAATAACTAAAGTCTTCTGGTGTCATTTATTTGCTCTTTGTGCCTTTTCCTCTTCTTCTTGAATATGATTTTCAAGCAATGCCAAATAAATCTCCCTTTCCCAAGGAATCATATTCTCAAGCTCAGTCAATGAGTATTTATGATACTGCATCAAGGCAAAGTTTGTCCTATAATAAGACTCCAAATCCTCATGACCAATTACTACCCGAAAAAACTTGAAAGACCCTCAAGAACTATTTCATTTTCAACACCAGTGTTTGGATTCTTAATAGTAAAAGTATGAGATAACTTTGGCATAGTATCAAAGAAGTTTTCTATTCCTTTGAACTGATTTGAATCAAAAGTTTGTAACCATTCAACAAGTTCTTTCTTGGTCACATCTGATGCTGACCAAGATTCATCAGCAGTATAGACCATATCAATACAAGATGCCACTATTTCAAATGATTTATTAATGGTATCCTTACTTGTCACATTACCTGAAAAATTAAAGTTATTATCAATAAATTCCTGCAGTGAAGGATACTTCATTTTAATTGTAATACTATCATCAACTTTAATTTCTGATGTATGTCCTTCAGGAATCACAACTTCAATTTCATCAATATTTACTTTCACTTCTACTTGTGTTTGATTGTCATCTGGACAAGTAACAATCAAATCTACAGACTCACCTACAGACTTTGCTCTAATATTTAAGAAAAGATATTCAATATCAAAACTAGGAAGAGAATCTATCTTAACTCCTCTAGTCAGAACACACTCTTTGAGAGTATTTTTAACTGCATTAGTAATTTCTTTTGTATCATTGCTTTCCATAGCCAGGATAAGAATCTTTTCTTCCCCAACTAAAAAAGGTCTATACTTAATGGACTTTTTACTTGAAGGTAAAATCAACTCATAGGTTGGAGTTGCAACTTTTGGTAAAGGCATTTTGAAATATAAAATTCAGATATGATTATTTATTATTAAAATTGAGAGGGTGGTCCTTGTAATGTAGGAGTTACTGGTGTTCCTCCTTGTGCTGCAATTCTATTTTGAGATCTTAATCTTATCTCTCTAAGTTCAGATAATGTTTGATTAATGGTAGATCTACTACTGCTATTGGATGTTCCTGCTGGAACAACTGAACTTGATTGAACTGGATTTGGATCTTTACCTGGACCAAAAACATTTGAAGTTCCATCACTATCAGTGGAATAAGTATCATTTATTCTTTTAAAGTTATACACAACATAATTAAATGTTATTGTGGTTCTTAAAATATTTGTTCCTTCATAAGAAATTGGAACCGCTATTATATTGATTGGATATGCATTTCTTAAAGTATATTCTACAAAAGTTTTTGGGGAATTATAAATTCCACCTTTAACAAGTTTATTACGATTATCTCTAAATCCTCTTTCAAATTTAGTAATTATTATATCAGTTTGATATGTGTTTGGATAATTAAACTTAACATATGAATTTGAAGTATCTCCTAAATTTGGAGAAATTTCTGCCATCCAATCCTCAAAATATCTAAGAACATCATACTTACTATCAATATAAAAACTTACATCTACTGGTGTATAAATTCTTCTGGTCGGAAATTGTTCTATTCTTCCTTGCCTATCTCCATATACTTGTGCTAATTCAAGAGAGGTCCCAGGAAGAACTGCATCATAAGCTAAAAAATTTATCTTTTCACTGAGCACAGATTTAGAATTTATTGGAATAAAAACATCAAAAACATTAGATAATGATGGGTTAAATTTTTCGATTAATTCCTCAGTACTAAACCATAAATTTTTATAGTTATTTACAGACATCTAAATAATTTGAAGTGCTTATATTATATGTATGAGTTATAAAGGAATATTTAAACCTTCATATCCAGAAAAATACATAGGTGATTATAGAAATATAATTTATAGATCATTATGGGAATTAAAGTTTATGAATTATTGTGATAGGAATGAGAATATAATTAAATGGTCCAGTGAAGAAATTTGGATTCCATATTTGTCTCCATTAGATAAAAGAGTTCATAGATACTTTCCAGATTTCTATATCAAATATAAAAATTCTGATGGAATAATTAAAGAAAGTCTAATAGAAATCAAACCAAAAAGACAAGTACAAGGACCAAAGTTAGGGAAAAGAGTTACAAAAAAACAGTTGGTGGAAATAAATGAGTTTGCAAAGAATCAAGCAAAGTGGAAAGCAGCAGAGGAATTCTGTGCTGATAGAAGATGGACTTTCCAAGTTCTAACGGAGGATAATCTTGGCATATAAAACTATCTTTGAATCAATCAAAGAAAAGACTGGAGGAAAAACTCAATCAAGAGAATGGTATAGAGAACAGGTTCTAGGAAAAAGTCCTGAGGATATTATAACAGATGAAAGGTCTGATGAAATTGGAGATGTTTTAGAGAGAGATCTGAATAGAACTACATCATTTCCTTTACTATTCAACTTAATGTTCTATAAGTATAAAGCAAAGACAAGAAGGGATCTTCCATTCTATGACAAGTATCCTTTATCATTTGTACTTGAGATAGATGCTAGATCATTCTTTGCAGTCAACTTACATTATTATTCTCCAGAAGAAAGGATGGGAATAGTTGCTAGTTTAGCAGAAGATAAGATTCCAAAGTTTCGTAAAGGAGCACATAAATACTTATTATCAGAGGTAAGAAGTCCTTACTTAATTTTAGCACAGCAAGAATGGCAAACAATGTGTCTATTACCAGTAGAAGAATTTGTAAGGGACTTAGGTGGGGTAGAAATACCAATTCCATCAAACAAAGTGTGGGGTAGATAAATGGCAAATGAAAACTGGAGACCTGGAGCTGGAAAAGCACTCCCAACAAATGTCCCTTTGAGAGTTGACCTCAGATTTAGCACTGAAGGTCTTCCTGGAGCACAAGATGGATGGGTTCCATTAGATCCTGACTACACAGGTCAAAATGACTGGTTTTATAGAATACCTAGATCTGGTAGTACTGCTGGTAGGATATTTATAAAAGCGGGACCATCTGCTCAAAATCCTCTTCTCTTAGGATTTGATGATTATGAAACCATAAATGCTGCTGCTGCTAATTCTCTTTGGGCATCTGGAAAAGTTCCTGGAAAAACTGGGAATGATGCTAAAATCTACTTTCAAACTAGATTACAGGAAAGATTGGAGGAAAGAGCACTTCAACTTGGAATAAGACCAACACAAACACAAGCAACACCCCCAAGTAGAACTCCTGAGGGAGACCAAAGACGTGATCCAGAATCAGCATCTCCTGGAGGAGATCCTGATTTAGAAGCAGCAACCAGTGCAAATAGGGTAGATTTAGAATTCCTCAAAGATATGGGGGATCAGTTTGCAGATAATAAAGAACCAGAAAAATATAAAAAATGGAATCTGCATTATCCCGCAACAATACATTCTGGGCAAGATAGAATTAGTATCAAACAATTAATGTATGTCCCTTCACTATCTGTTGCTGGTGAAAATGGATCCACTTTTCTATCTGAGTCTTCTAGATTTGGTGATCCAACAAAAGAAAAACAAACCAAACAAAAATTGATTGGCACAGTGACTTTACCTATGCCAAATGATTTATCAGAGTCAAACTCTGTTGGATGGGGAGAGGATAGTTTAGGGAACTTTGCTGCTATGATGATGCCAGGATTAATTCAATTTGGAGCAGGATTAGCAGCAACAGACTTTGGAAAGTCTGGAGCTGGAGTACAAAAACTTGTAGATGCTTTGAAATCTGAAGGAGTTGGTAAAAGAGCATATCAATATTTGGCTACAAATGCTGGAGCATCACTATTGAAAAAAATGAATATTAATGTTAATCCAGAAGCATACATAACAAGGGCTACTGGAGCAGCAATAAATCCAAATTTAGAATTACTTTTCAATGGACCAAAGCTCAGACAATTTACATTAGCTTTCAAAATGACTCCTAGGAGTCAAGATGAAGCAAGACACATTAGAGGTATACTTCAATTCTTTAAAAAAGGAATGGCACCTAGAAGATCTTTGTCACCAGAAAATTCATTCTTCTTAGGGACACCTAATGTATTCAAAATAAATTTTATGGGACCTAATAATCAGGAACTAAAAAGTATTGGAAAATTTAAAACTTGTGCACTAGTTTCATTCAGTGCAAACTATACTGCTGATGGTTTTTATGCAGCATTTCAAGATGCATCAGTTGGATCACAACCCATATCTGTGGCTATGCAAATGGGATTCACTGAACTGACCCCAGTTTATAGTGATGAATTTGATCTTGATGATGATGTAGTAAATGTTGGTCCAAGTGTCTTTACAGATAAGTATGAAAATAAGGTTAGTGGAGAAGGTGAACCAACAGATACTGCAGAACCGGAAGGAACTGGAACTAGACAAGGAGGGGAAAGAAGTGGTGGAAGATCTCCAGGATCAATTGATCCAAACAGTAATAATCAGTTAAGAGGTAGGGCAAGATGACTTATTTCAGAGAAGTATCAGACTTATTCTATCAGTCCCAACAACAAAATAGAAACTCTTCTTTTGATTATGTGAAGGTCAAGAATCTTTTTCGTAGAGCAAAGATTCGTGATGACTTCTTTCAAAGTGTAACTGTATTTACTAAGTATAAAATTATTGGTGATGAAAGACCTGAACAGGTGGCAGAAAAAATTTATGGCAATTCAGAATATGATTGGGTAGTTCTTATATCAAACAATATCATTAATGTTAGAACTGAATGGCCAATGTCTGAATATGACTTCAACCAATATCTATTCAGAAAATATACTGCAGAAGAATTATATGAAGAACACCACTGGGAAACAACACCAGTCTTTGATAGTAGAGGAAAATTAATTATTCCTGGTGGAAAAATAGTAGATGAAGATTTTACAGTAGAATATTATGATGAGCAATTACAGAATCAATTAATCACACTAAGTCCAGTAAAGAAGGTTACTAACTTTGAGTATGAGACTTTAAAAAATGATAATAAAAGAAATATTAATTTACTAAGACCTAGATTCTTACAAACTGCTATTGATGATATGAAGGAGATTATGTCTTATGGATTCTCATCTCAGTATGTAGATGAGAAAACAAAAAAGGGTGATAATTTAAGAATTATCACCCAAAGATAATCATTCTTCAGCAAGTCTTGCAAAGTAAGAAAGGGTATCATCTTCATCCTCATCAGAAGATGCAGAATGACTTTGTGAGCGAGTCCCACCATACTTTCCCTCAAGAACTTCTTCACTAGAAGGAGCAGGACCACGATCATTATCCTCATCATCAAAGGATTCATCTTGCTTAGGGGCAGTCTTCTGACCTAGAACAGACTTCAGACGAGCATCAAGTTGTTCATAGGATTTGAAAGTGCTTGGGTTTACATACTCCTCAAGAGAGTATGCTTTCTTCCAGATGCCCTCAAGAACATCATCATCAAAGTTACCAAGAGTTCCAGGGGAATCAAACTCAGACTTGTCATAGTTCCAATAACCATCCTTCTTGGTGATCTTCACCTTGAAGTTAGCACCTTGCCAGAAATCAAAAGGATCAATTGGAGTTTCATCATCAAACTCTGGTTGCATTGCTGCAGAAATCTTATCAAAGATCTTCTTACCATACTTGAAGAGGAAGACCTTACCTTCATTCTCAGGATGTGCTTTGTCACTCACCACATAAATGTTGGAGTAGTAAGACAGTTTACGCTTCCTTTGACGAACAATTTCTTGGTTGGATTTGCTGCCTGTGTTCCACAGTTCCCTATTTGCTTCACAAACAGGGCAGTTCTGATTGATTGTAGTCAAACAATTATCAATCAACCATCCACCTGAACCTTGGAAGGCATGAGTATAAACTTTTGCCCAGGGAAGTTCTTCACCTTCTGGGGCAGGCAGGAAACGAATAACTGCAAAACCATTTCCTGCTTTATCTACTTCAGGTTTCCAGATGCGTTCATCTGTTCCACCACCTGAAGAATTCATCTTTTCAACTTCATTCAGAAGTTTAGATGTAAGTGAACCAAGAGAAGATTTTTTCTTAAGTTCTGAAAAGGACATTAGGATTACCTCGGATTAATTGGATTAATTGGATTGCTCCACCTAGACATCATACCATGTGGGAGGTCATGGGTCAACCATGACTTTGGTTTTCAGGTTTTCTATAGTCATCCTCATTGATTTGAAGATGCTATTGACATCTGCATTACCAAACCCAAGCATTCTTGAAGATTCTACAATTTGATTCTTCATTTCAATTGCTTTAGGATCATCAGATAAACTTAGTCTAGTGTAAAGTAATTGCTGTTTCTCTAAAAGATCAGAAAGAAGTTGCATGTGTTCATACTTTTCTTCCTTTGACATTGTAGGAAATACAAAAAGTTCTTTTCCTATTTTTCTTTGTAGTTCATTGATATCATCCATTTCTTTTTGGACAAATTCTGAATCAAAAAAAGACATTTATTTTCCCCCAACAATGGATCTCAACATACTCTTATAAATTCCCACATCAATATTTAGAAATGGAGAATACTTTTTAATTTTTAAAGATATAGTTTCCCACACTGGATCTAAAAGTTTTTTATCAAATTCTTTTCCAACTTTAAATATTTTATCATAAACAACTAATGTTTCTATACAAATATTCCCCTTCAAAAAATTCTTAACTATTGGTGGATGTTGCTTTGAGCAATCAAATAATTCATTTAAATCATACTCAGACAACAGTTGTTCTGATTGTTCTTTAACCAAATAAGTCAAACTCTGTTGTCTTTTCTTCCAAGACACAAAGGTAGATTCTCCTGTTCTGATAATCTCTCCAATCCACAATCTTCCAGGATCATCTACCTCAACAAAATTTGCTATGAAAAAATTCTTTATATCCTCATCACTCTTTTGTCTGGATAGTTTCTCATACCAATACCTATCCTTACGTTTATTGAAAGACTCTATTGATGCTCTAGTCTTACCTGCATATTTGATGTAATCATAACTTGGTTTACTAAAATGATTTTTAAGTGCTAGGTAAGTTCTATAAGCATCAAAAGGTGTCATATCAAAAGTTTAGCTCTAGATGTACGTTTCAAAAAGTTTAAATTAATAGCATCACATTTAAGTTTTTCCTTAAGTGGTTTGCTAATCAATTTGGATACAGAATCAACTTCTATATTGTTCTGCTCACAATAGTATACTACTGCATCAATATAATTCATATCACTATTGACCTTTACCAAGTCTTCAATGATATTAGAAAATTTTGCTTGACATAAAAACTTTGTCTCTAATGCTTTTTCTAATTTATTTTCCATATTCTTTTAGTTTAGAGTTTATAAAATCCTTGATATAAGATGATAAAAGTTTGATATATTTTGTTTTGTCATATTGTTCATAGACAACACAATCTCCATCTTCACAAGCCATAAGAATAACAAGTTTCTTGACTGGAATGTTGGTAAGTTCATAAAACATACAAGCATAAGCTGCTGCCTGAACAAAGTAATGCTCAATCCATTCTACAGGCTTTGCTTTCTTTGAAGTCTTAAAGTCAATTACTGAAAGTTCTCCATTATACTCAGCAATACAATCTACAGTTCCAGCAATTCCTAGAACCTTACTATACAAAGAACTTTCAAGAGCATAGATATTATTTATCTTATCTAACTCGGGTTTGATAATCTTAAATAAATGTTTCGAGATTAATTGAACCTCTGGAAGATCTTTATTCAGGAGGTGATTTTCAACTAATGTATGAAGATCAGTTCCTCTACTTGTTGCTGCTTTATTGACTCGATTTGCCTCTTCTTCTCCGACTCGTTTTCTCCAGTCTTCAAAGATGTGTCGATTGTGATAACTTGTGACTGAAGTAATGGATACAAACTTATGAACTCCATCTTCATCTGGGATTTTATAATACCTAACCCCATCAATAGTCTCCCTCTCAAGTTGAGGGAGACTTACATTACAATGATTAAACATTAGAACCCTGCTGCCATTTTATTTACAATATAGGATTTAACAAGACCAGATCTTACAATATCCTCAACACCAAATTCAATTGATTCAAATTCAGGCATTCTTTGAATGATTTTCATAAAGTCTAGAATACCATTCCTTTCATTAGTCTTGGTAAGATCAGTTTGAGTTGCATCACCACAGAAGACAATTCTGGAGTTATCACCAACCCTAGTAATTATACTATCAAGTTCATGGAAGTTCAAGTTTTGTGCTTCATCAACAATGATAATTGAATTGTCTAAAGTTGTACCTCTGATAAAAGATGTACTCCAGAAAGTAATTGTTTCTTGCTGCTTCAGATTACCATAGAGCATTTCAAATGAAGCATCATCTGGCATCTCAAACATATACTTTACCATATTCTTATAAGGAATTTGATAAAGTGCAGATTTATCATCATGGTCTCCAGGAAGGAAACCAATCTCCCTAGTGGCAACTAGAGATCTTACAATCACAATCTTTTGATATGGAGTAATCTCACTGAGAACATCTTTGAGTGCTAAGTAAAGAGCACAGAATGTTTTACCTGTTCCAGCACATCCATACACAAACAAATGTTTGTCTGAATTGTAGGCATCAAAAAGTTTAGTTTGATTTTGTGTTACTGGATTAATATCACAAAGGAAATCTGTATTGATTGGTTTCCTTCTCTTCATTTGCTTTGCTGTCATGCCAATTCCAATTGGCTGCAAATCATTGTTTCTTCTTTTTCTTGCCATTAGATTTTCTTTACACGGGAACCTGGAGCTTTACTTGCCTTGGCAAGTACATCATTCCATCCTGGATTTCTGCTGATTAGTTTGTTTCTCCAATCACCAGTCTCTCCAGGACTTGCACAACCTTCAGACCAATCTCTTTTCCATTCAGGATTGTCTTTGTACCATTGAGTGATCTCATGAACACTCATCTCAACTTCTTTCTTTTCTCCAGTTTTTGTATTAATAATTGGATAAATTGCCAAAATTTTCACCTCCTAAATTATGTGTTTGTAAGCAGATGCTTTTCCCTTTCTTATTTGACAAATTAAAGAGGGAGCCACTTTATATTTATTGGCAAGTATAACACCTTTTTCAAAACTAGATTTAATTTCTTTTACTTGTTCATCTGTCAATTTTCTTTTCGTTTGTCTCATTCTTTCTATTGCTTCGGGAGAGCAGCATATTTTTCCCTTTAATGCTTTACTTCTGTTCATTTTATGCTCTTCACTTTGCTTCCTTCCCTTCAATTTGGTTGCAGGATGTGGTTGATTTTTAGTAACCTCTTTCATCCTATCATAACCTATTCTAGATTTAATTTTTTGAATTTCTTCATTTCCTATCTGCCCAGATAAACATTTCCAAGCAAGATGATCTCTATCATCCTTTTTTCTAGTCCATTCAGCATAATGCCACATAGCGTGTTGAGTGGTAGTCAATTCAACAAGATTTTCTTGCAAATTACTACCACCTTCATATCTTGGTATGATGTGATGTTTGTGCTTCATTTTTATCCTGTTATATATTTTATTTATAACAGGATAAAACTTCAAATTAAATGACCCACTCAAGAGCCTTTGCAGCATCTGGGAATTGTTCATTGAAGATTTCTCTACACCCTTCAGCAATCTCCATATGTTCTTTCTGGGTTCCATGGGCAGAACGAAGATTGATATAATGTATCCAAGACCTACAAGAACCAGTCATATAAATCCTGGTTGGAGTTGCAAGGGGAAGAATAAATCTAGCACATTCTTTTGCTACTCCTTGAGAAAGAAGTCTGTTGTAAATTGCCTGACCTTTAATAAAGTATTCTTGAATTTCACTTTGAAGTGTGAGTTTCAGATAACCATCTAGATCATCAGTAGAATTCTGACGATTTTTGGTATCCTGTCTACGAAGTTCAGGAACTTTTGCTACATCTGATAGCAGATTAGTATCAGCATACCTCTGTGAAAATTCCTGGAAAGTGAATGATCTATGACGAAGTACTTGAGCTGCAATACCTCTGGTAGTATTAATCTCAAGTGTCATAAAAGCATGTTCAAAGATACTCCAGTGCTCATGCTTGATGCAATACTTAAGAAGACCAGCAGAAGTATCAAAATTTAATTGATTGCTTGGATTACTAACTCTGGCAATATATGAAATCACTTCTTGTGCATTTGCATTGATAAGTTCTCCAGCACCTTGAGTGATTGAAATTAGTTTAATCATTTACCAAATCCCCTATAGTCCATTCTTTTTGCTAGTTTAATCTGCTCCTCAATATTTTTCAATTGGTCTTTCATATAAGACAATTCTTCTTCTGAGTAAAGATTAGGTTTTTGTTCTACTGCTTCTTTAAGCAGTCTCATCATCTTATTAATTCTCATCTGAATACACTTCATCATAGTCATTATAGTTATATGGAGTAATGAACTTGTCATACTCCACAACCTCAACCTTTTGTTCAGAAATTTCTTCCTTTAAACATCTAACAAGACATTCCATATTATTGACAATGAGTTTGATTTTTTCTACATCCATAAAGCAAATAGTGTTTCCTGAATTTTACACAAAAAAAGAGGGGAAGTCAAGTTCCCCTCCCAAATATCTACTTATTCAGTAGCAATCATTTTTTTGCGCCCACATTAACAAGTTGTGCTTGATGACGTCTTTCTTCTTTTTGCTTTTGCTCTTTAATGAGTTGAAGTACATTAAGTTTTTTCATCACTTATGCCCCTCCTTTACAAACTTAACACCACGATATGTTTCATTGTATTGTTGAGGTTGCTGCATCATTTGCTGTTGATACTCAAGACGCTTTTGAGTATCATATTCTACACCACGATATACTACTTTGGACATAGGTTTGCTCCTTTACTAACAGTAAATTTGCGTTCCTTCGGTATTCCTACTTCCGTTTGCTATTTGCAAATAGCAAATGAACGTACTATATCTATAAGAATAATTTTGTAAAATCTGATACAGTTTTAATCTCTTTGTCTCCAGTCATCTGGTTTATCTCCAGAAAAGAAATCAATGATATCATCAACTCCACCAAATCTATTCTTATGATTTGAGGGATCTGGATCTCCTAAATCAAGTTGATTTAAAAAATCATCCATACTTCCCTCTTGCATATCTGGATTAGAAGCACGTCTTCTTGCTTGTCTTAAGATTGTTGCTGCAGATCTATTTGATTTAGCAAGTTTTTCTGCCCAGATAATATCTTCCAGACTTACTTCTTCTTGTCTCACTATCCTATTACAAATCTCTTCAAGACGCAATCTATAAGCAGTAGAGAGCATATATAATCTCCAGATATAGTGTATTTATTTTATCTTTCAATGTAACTTAAAGTGTGATCCTTGGCATAAAGTTGATGGATGATCATATCACAACCAATCTTAGGATTACAATCACCACAGGTATAGACATCTACTGCAGCTTTGCCTTCTTCTGGCCAAGTATGAATGCTGATATGACTTTCCGATAGAAGACAAATTACAGTGACGCCTTGTGGTTCAAACTTCTTTGATATAGTTTGAACCACAGTAGCACCACTAGCAACTGCTGCATTCTCCAATAAATCTATAAGGCATTTCTCATCATCAAGAAGGACAAAGGAACAACCATATAAATTAAGTAAATAGTGCTTTCCCATTATCCCTTCTTCTTAGTTTTTTGTGCCCCCCATAGTTTTGGATTTACTGTTCCATCAGTCCATTTAATATCAATGGGAGATCCTTTCCCATAGGTATCATAGTAATAATCGAAGATAGACACTTTAGATGATGCCTTTACAACATCATAAGAGATATTATCCTCTTCCAAATAAGTAACCAAATAAGAATCTAGGGGAAGAGTCTTATCTTTTGCAGCAACTGGATCACAACTTTTATGAATGATTTTCAATTATTCACCCCCAAACAATTTCAGGAAATGCCTCAGATACTACTGCCTTAGTAATTCTATATTTCTTATGCAATTCTTTGTCTTTAGTGGCACAAAGAACTTCTGCTTCAGAACTGTGAAGTGATTCACAGAGCTGAATAAAAATCATTTCTCTTTTTGTTTGAGGAAGATCACTTACTCCTTTAACAAAGTGATTAAACTTCCTCCACTCTTGAATAAGTTTAGAGTGCTCAGTTCCTTCTGGAGCATCATTAGGAGTGTAGGGTACTTCTCCTGCAGGAATTGCAGACTCTACTTTAGAATCAAAATTCCAAATTAAAACAGATCTAAGAGCTACATTGTCGTAGTGTCTTAGGATCTCAATCTTTTCATCTTTAGTTTTTGCACTAGATACTCTTTGTAAAACTTCAGAGATCAGTTGATCTGGGGGCAATTTCATTAATAAACTCCAATTAATTAATCTTCTTGTTCTTCCTCTTCATCATACTCTCCATCAAAACTAAATGCTATAATTGAATCTGGAACAACATTTCCATTTTCATCAAACATTTCTGGATGTAAATTCATTGGGTGTTGAGAATAAGTATATTCTTTGTATAACCAACCAACAACTGCTCCTAATACCAAAGATGTAATGAAGAACATTACACAAAAAACTAATGTGATAGCAATCATTTTATATCTCCTATGCTAGGTATGGTTCCTTATATCAAAGGAAAAATGAAAGGAGATGGTTATATCCTTTTTAAAGAGGGAAACCATCTTTTCAAAATAAAAAGAAAATGTTTTCTTTTTAGGTTTCCTCCTTCTTAATATTAAATCAACACCCCTGTTAATATCAGAGGTCTTACTGTTATTTATAGTTGACATTACAACAAAGATTTCTCCTGCAGATATCTTACTGTATCTGCACATCCTCCAATAGGTTTCTGTTCATGAACAACTTGTGGGAAGGTAGAACCCTCACCAAATTCTTTATAAAATTCTTCTCTAGTAAAGTGGGTATCCAATACATACTCCCTAACTGAATATCCTTTATCAACACTTAAAGAATTTAAAACATTAATAACTTTAGTGCAATAAGGACATCCTCTCTTTGAATAAACTGTAAAATTCATAATTTCAAATTCTTACTGGGTGTGGTCTACGTTTGTTTGATTTTACTGCACATAACCAAGCATTGACAACTGCTATGTTATTGTCCCACCAATTAGTTTCAAGTCTAAATTCTTGAAACTTAATATCAGTGTTCCTAATAAATTGTGCATGTGATTGTCTGGTGTAATACCAGAAACTATTTTCATTCCAATAACTCACATGAGTTGGATCTTGCCATGCTCCTCTACCATCAGTAGAAGGCACTTCGATAAATGCCCAACCTCCATCAACAAGCACTCTATATATCTCACTCATTGTTTTGATTGGATCCTTTAGGTGCTCAATTACATGACTAGCATTAATAACACCAACACTATTATCTGGCAAAGGAATCCCTTCATTCAAATCACAAGTAATATCAGCGCCTTCTTGGTCTATTGTAACATATCCTGCTCTAGGGAACAATCCACCTCCAATATCAACTTTCATCAATCCATTCAAATCAGCATCTCTTTCTGCAAGAAGTTGTCCATACTGATGGAATAATTCAAATGTTTTAATTTGAATGTCTGCATTTCTCTGCAGTTGAGTATTGTCTCCAGCAGGAAGCCATCTGTAATAATAAAGAACCTTTGAAATGAAATGAAACTTTGTTTCCAGATATGTTCTAATCATAAGTTCATGATCATCACAAATATTTAAATCTGGATTATGTCCCCCAAGTTTATGGTATACACTTGCCCTCCAAGATCTAACATGATCTGGAGCATACCAAATAATACCAACACTGTGACTTGTGGCAGGGAAGCTATCAATCTTAATAAAGTCTTCTCCTCTAAAGTTCATCCATTTGTAAGTCCACCCATTATCAGGATTCCAGGGGATTTTATGTTCATCTCCCCTCATATCATAAAGTAGATCTTCACTATAAACAAATCCTACCTCAGAATCCTGATATGCTTCATTCAATTCCTTTAGACAATCTTCATGAAGTAAATCATCATGATCTACTTCAACAAGAATATCACCCCTACCAAGATGAAATGCTTTATTTTTAATGAACCCCACATTAGAATGAGTGATTCCATCATAAATTTTAACCTTAGAATCTTCTCTTATTTCCTGAGGGATGTTTGCAATTTTACAATTTCCATTTAAATATAAAACCCATTCCCAATTGGAATATGTTTGAGATTTAATTGTTTCATAAAGTTCTAAAAGGAATGGGATATTTTCTTTCTTATGCTCAGGTGTAATAATACTAAACTTATAATTCATATCAATCAAAAAAGAACATGTGGAACAATCTTGAATCCTCTAAATTTTTGCCAAAATATTTTGATGCTGCGTGAATACATTTTCCGTTAAATATAACTAATCTATTAAAAACATTCCCAACAACATCTACCAACTCAAACTTTGTACTGTCATAAAATCCACCATCAAAAGCAATATCAATTCCAGGATCAGAGGTATGTCTTACTTTAGTTTCTTTATGAGCATACATGGATGTACCACATTCAAATGGAGCATTGGGAGTCAAATATACCATACCAGCCCATTCTTGCAAGTCTGTATGATACACTAATGGGTCTTCTGCATTACATGTTTGAAAAACTCCATTCATACCATATTCTTCCCAAGCAGTAATCTTTTTTCCTATAATGGATTCAAATGCTTTCTTTGTTCCTGGAACAAAGAATTGTTCAGATGTTCTCTTACCTTTATAGTATCTAAGATCATCATTAAATTGTTGAGTAAGAGCAAAATCTCTAACTGAATATGGATCAGAATAAAAATTATCTACTACAAAAATTCTTTTATCATATTGAATATTAATACTAGTATTAGTTAAAAATGCCATGATTAGAATATTTTATATCTACATTATATCAAGTAATTAAATATTAGTCAATCAAAGATTTGCAATGCAAATCTCATGCAACTGATGAACATATGTCCCAGTATTAGGATATGCTGAATTGTGAATTAAGAACATATAATTTGGGAAAGGATTATTTCTATTTGGGTTTACCAATAAAGAAGTATATTCATACATACTTTCATAATCTCCCAACAGTTGATAACATTCTGCTAATCCACAAATATGTTCATTTCTTCTTGAGCAATAATTACTACATCTATTATATGCTGCTATTGCTTTGTCATATTCTCCACAAAATTTATACGATGATCCAACCATGTACTGAGCATAATAAACCATCTCATCTTCGACATTAAGATAATCAACATAGTGTTGAGCATAAAAAATACATCTACGTGCATATTCTTTTTGATGCTCATATCCTAAAGGAAATACATTATTCCCATAACAATCAAAATAACTTTTAGCAATATAGAAGAAGTGATACATGTCTGATAGGAGAGTTCCACCTGCAACATGTTGATTTTCAATCTCCAATGCATCAGTTAAAAATTTTGATGGATTCACCCAAGTCTTCCCATCATTAATAATATAATGCCTAAATCCATAATCTAAATTTAGTCTTTCAAATTCTTCCTCTGTTGGTCCACATCCTGGAAGGATAATACACTCATGTCTTTTATCATGTTTAAATCTCCAAGGAAGATTTGCATTCCAAAGTCTAGTTCTATACCAAACTGCACCATCAGTTTTTGCAGTCACATTCCAACTTGGAACAGAAGTGTTTTCTAAAACACTCCAATCAAAATCATCATCAACTTCTAATTGCTCATCTGCATCAATTCTAAACAACCAATCACATCCATGATCTGCTCTATAACACTCTTGAACTAAATGATCACTGTTCCAACCTGGAAAATGCCATTCAGTTGTATAACAATATCCAGGAATGCCTTTCTCTTTGAAAAAATTTTCTATAATTTCTTGGGTGTTGTCTGTCCCATTACATTGTATGATCCAATAATCAATATACTTATAACAAGAATTAAGCATTCTTTCAATGACATGAGATTCATTTCCCACCATCACATTCAAACAAAGTTTTACATTTTTCATACCATTTCTAACTCAATAGTTGGGGTAAGAATAGGATCACTGAATCCCATTCTTTTAAGTTTATTAGCTGTCCTTGCAATAGTTTGATCAATTGTCAAATACTTGTAGGTTGCTGTTCTTCCAGCAAAAATAGTATTTTTTTCTGATTCCATTAATGGTTTGTATTTCTCAAATTGTTCAAGATATTTACCAAAAATCATTGGGTAATATGGATTGTTAATACCATCTACATGTTCTACTGGATATTCTCTAGTGACAATTGTAGTATCTACATCTTGACTATACCAGTAAGAGTGGTCAATTGCTCTGTTCCATTTATTTTTAGAATTACATTCATTCAATTGAATGTATAAAGTTTTGGGACAATAGATATGCTCAAAGTTAAGAGATCTATATGCTAACTTGCCATATTTATAGTCAAAGTACTTATCTACCTTTCCAGTATAAACAAACAAATCACACTTATCTTTGAGATTTTTCCATTCATTTTCTGAAACATTTACATGAACTGGAATGTCCTCAAAAATATTTTTGAACATATCCACAAATCCATTTTTAGGAAGTCCCTGAAATTTTTGTTGGGTGAAAGAACCATCAGTCCCATTCTTCCTAACTGGAAGTCTATTTAAAATTCCCATAGGAAGTTCTTCCATTTTAACTCCCCACATTTTCTCAGAATAATCTCTAAAAACTAACTCCTTAATTTCATTGTCAGACAATTTTCTTCCAATGATTTTATCTGAGTTATCATTATATGGAATTGGAATTCTTCCTAGTTTGGTATTTCCCCAAACTTGAACAGAAAAATTATTGAATGTTGAAAATTGGTTTAACCATTTCCAAACACGTTCATTATCGGTATGAATGGCATGAGGTCCATGAGCATGAACTATACATCCGGTTTTTTCATCAATATAATCAAAGCAATTTCCAGAAATATATTCTCTAGTTTCAAATACTTCTACATCCCATCCATTGTCTTTAAGAATTCTTGCAGAAGTTGCTCCAGCAGTCCCTGCACCAATCACATATGCCCTCTTCATAATTAATATCTAGTGTTAAAGAAAAAAGTTTGAAATAATCTACCAGTTTCCATATTGTGCCCAAAATAATCTATGGAGGCATGAAATAATTTACCTGGATACAAAATCAACCTGTTGTAAATATTTCCTACTCTATCAACAATTTCCCATTTAGTATAATCTCTTGCATGTTCTCCATGATCTGAACTTCCAGTGGATCCCCTCTCTCCACTTTCCTTATGCATATACAGGGCAGTACCACCACTAATAGGAGCATTGGGTGTTAAATAGCAAACACCTGCCCACATATTATTATAGTCAGAATGAATCCAAGTTCTATCTTCTGCTGTGCAAATTTGAAATGCTCCAGTATATCCATCTCCATTCTCATCCAATAACCAATCAGTTACTCCACCTGCAGCATGTGAAACAAGAGCATTGATAACTTCCATATGACTATCATTAAGAAAAGATTTCGTTCTAAGACCTGGATAGTTTCCCCTTACTGCAAACTCTTGCTGTAGGGCAAAACTTCTCACAGAATCTGGATCATTATAAAAATTATCAGCTACTATTAAATTAACATTCACTCTACAACTCCTCCAGTTCTAGAACAATATTTTACATTAGGATCAATATATTTAAATCCTTCCCATCCAGGTTCATTTTCTGCAACTCTTTTGCCATGAAAGTAATCTCCTATATGATTGACCATCATTCCACCTTCAGAAGTCTTTAATAATCCTGCCCCAATATTATATTTGTTTTGAAGATAGTTAGCAATTACAGACTCTGATGGATTAAATCCAGTTTCTTCTAAAATTGGTTCTCTAGCAATCCATGCAGGATATAAAGACATCAGCATCCAAAAATATGGTGTTGCTTTTTCATATCTATAATTTCTAAAAATTACATCATCATCCTTTGGTCCAATTTCTTCTGTTTCAAACTCATACCAATTATTTCTTTTTAATTGAATTTGAGAAAGACTACCATCATTTTTAAGCAAGTCTATCAAATCAATTACTTTCAATGGATACATCAATTCTACATCATCTTCATGATGCAGAATGTAATCATAATCTTCATCCTTGACAATATCAAAAAGTTGTTGCCAAGTTTTTGTTATTCCCATATTTTCTTCATGGAGAATTGCTTCATCGTATCCATTAGAAAATACAAATTGTAATAGTGAATTATTATCCCTTCCCATTGGATAATCATCAATGAAAAGATGATAAACATCCAATCCAGTAAAGTCTAATTTTTTATTTGCCTGAAATGTTTTTTCTAGAAACTCTACTCTATTAGTAGAAAAAACTACATGAAGGACTTTCATATTACAAAGGGTTCCTGTTGATTATCTGGCAGAATTTTTTGAGGATTAAGTTGCTTATCATCTTCCATTCTAGTATATGGAATATTCACAACTTGATCTAAAAGAATTTTATTTTTCTTATAATATCTAGTTGGATCCAGTGAGCACATCAAAAATGCATCTTGAATTGTCCCAACATCACAAATCTTATTTCCATTTTTATTAAAAACAGAATAATAATCTGCATTTTTAATTTGATGAATTTTTTGAAGTTGATCCATTATTATTAGTCTTTTGACTATTATAGGTCACTTGAGGTTTTCTGTAAAGACCAGGCCAAGTATCCCTAATAATCTCTGCAAGTTTGTAAGGAGTATCTTTGGCAATCATAGGTCTTGTGTAATCGACATTATAAACATAAAAAGTCCAAAGAGTATGAAACTTATAAGGATGAAGAACATAAAAAAAGGAGTTCCAAAGAACTCCTCTATTTATTTTTTAAGTTTTAACTCAACCAATTGCAGGTGCAGTGAGAGCAACAGGAGTGCTATCAGCAGCAGCAAGGTCAAGTGGGAAGTTGTGAGCGTTGCGCTCGTGCATCACTTCCATACCCAGACCACCACGATTCAGAATATCTGCCCAAGTATTAATTACATGACCTTGGCTATCTTGGATTGACTGATTGAAGTTGAAACCATTCAGGTTGAATGCCATCGTGCTAACTCCAAGAGCAGTGAACCAAATACCAACAACAGGCCAAGCAGCCAAAAAGAAATGTAGAGAGCGAGAGTTGTTGAAGGACGCATATTGGAAAATCAAACGACCAAAGTAACCATGGGCAGCAACGATGTTATAAGTCTCTTCTTCTTGACCAAACTTATAACCATAGTTCTGTGACTCATTTTCAGTGGTTTCACGAACCAGTGAAGAAGTAACCAGAGAACCATGCATAGCAGAGAACAGTGAACCACCAAAGACACCAGCAACTCCAAGCATATGGAAGGGGTGCATCAGGATGTTGTGTTCTGCCTGGAACACAAGCATGTAGTTGAAAGTACCAGAAATGCCAAGAGGCATGGCATCAGAGAAAGAACCTTGACCAAAAGGATAGACCAGGAATACTGCAGAAGCAGCAGCAACAGGTGCAGAGTATGCAACACAGATCCAAGGACGCATACCTAGACGGTAAGAAAGTTCCCACTCACGACCCATATAGGCATAGATACCAATCAGGAAGTGGAACACTACAAGTTGGAAAGGTCCACCATTGTAGAGCCATTCATCTAGGGAAGCAGCTTCCCAGATGGGGTAAAAGTGCAATCCAATAGCATTGGACGAAGGAACAACAGCACCAGAGATAATGTTGTTTCCATACATCAGAGAACCAGCAACTGGTTCACGAATTCCATCAATGTCAACAGGGGGAGCTGCAATGAAAGCAACAATGAAGCAGATAGTTGCTGCGAGCAATGTTGGAATCATCAGGGTTCCAAACCACCCAACATAAAGTCTGTTGTCAGTTGAAGTAACCCAGTTGCAGAATTGTTCCCAAGTATTAGATTGTCTTTGTTGTGAAATTGTAGCAGTCATTTTTTAAAAGAGTAAGTAGATCCATCAGGGACATGGTGGAATTACTTATTTCCTAGACACCCTTATTCTAGGATATGAGAGACGTGATTTATACTCCCCATAGGTCTCGGTTAATGGGAGTTACAAAGATTAAAGAACTGTTACATTCCTTAACCTGTTGATGTATTTATCATAACATTGTTTTGAATCCCTGTCAAGGGTCCAATTTCTGAACCGGTCTAAATAGTTAAAACTGCTTCCCCCTGTATGCCAAGGGAATGGAACACTCCCAAAAGGGAACCTTGGAATGCTCCTATACATAACATTCTTAAAGCAATAGATAATCACACTCAAGAATACTTTAAGAGTGGTAATATGTGGCATCTACAAAAAGCAGATCTATTGAGACAATACTTAAGGGAACTCAAGGATTTTATACATAAGTCAGAAGGAAGATGAAAAAGATTTTTCTTATTGGATTGTTGGTTATGAGATTAATCACCAACGAGGGAGTATTCAATGAGAATAGGAGACCGCAACCAAAAAGACAGTTCCCAGAAATCATCAGATTCATCAGAAGACCAGCAAAAAGAGGTAGGAAAAAAGCAAAGTTCTATCCTCAATAAATTAATCTTTGCTGTTTGCTGTTCTATTATTGGATTTGTTGGTTTGAATTTTGTTGCCTGTAATTTTATGATTCCAGGTACAACAAACTATGCAAATCTTTTAGGTGGATTAAAAAATCCTCCTCCAACAGATTGCAAAGAATCTGAAAGAAGAGGGTATGATGCACTCATAACAATAATGACTACAATAATCGCACTAAAAACTAGAATAGAAGATATAGATTAATTAATTAATTAATTCAATCATTTCAATTTTTATAACATCTTTGTGTCTTTTTCGTTCATTTTTATAAACCCAACAAAGAGCAGAAGTACTATATCCATTTTCTTTTGCCCACTTATTAAGACCAGAAAGTTCAATTACTTTACCATTTTCAAAAGTAACCCTCCACGAATTTGATCTTGGATGTATTTTATCCTCATAATATTTTGATATATTTTTCTTTGTGTTTTCAGATAAAGATTTTCCTTTATGAGATTCACTAAGTTTTCTTTTGTGAGATTCACTTTTTGATTTTCCTAGAATGGGACTTGGTTCTTTTGAGTATTTTTCTTTTAAAATAGCACTTATTTTTTCACCAACTTCTTTTGGTCTTTTTTTACCTTTTTGACCTTCGCTTATTTTCTTTTTATGAGATTCAGTAAATGTTGAACCAAAAACACTAAATTTTGTAGATGTTTGATAAGACCTATTAGCAAAATGTGGGTTCTTAACTACCTTATAATATTCTTGTAAAATAATCTCGTCAGCATATGCTTCTTCTCTGGTATCATAATCCTCTTTGAGGATTATCTTTTTAGTTGGTACAAAAGTTTTATCTTTGAATGAACCAAAATATTTTATATCCTCTTCTGGAAGACACTTGCAAGTTCTACTACCAAAATACCCTCTACCATATTCCTCATAGGAATAATAGACATAGTGATACTCTTTGAGTTCCATAGTTCTGCTTTATGTTGTGCCGCAATACTATTTATACAAGAAAAGGTGCCCGAAAGCACCCAATCTCTGCTATGGTTGCGACACACATAAGCACTATTATTTATCAACCAAGGATACTATCTCTCCACTCTTCACTCATATTCACCATAATCGCTTCTGCTGCTTCTGGTGTTTCAGCATATCCTTCATCAAGAAGGTGTGAAAGAATGATGTCGTAGAGGTCTACTTGTTCTCCAAGAGCATCATTTATTCCATCAATAATACCATCTCTAACAGCCTTTCCATAATTATTTTTTTTCTTAGGAGTATTAGGACGAGGACCAGTTTTCTTAAATCTATCTCTTAGAGCTGCTGCAGCAGATGGACCTACTTCCCTTGCTGTGTCTCCAACTGCCCTATTTTGCCTCTCTTTTTCTTTAGAAGCTTCTGGATTATGGCGTTTTGCTGTTTGATATATTTTCTGTGCTTGTCTACCAAGTTTTTCACTTTTTTGACCAGCAATTTGTCCCCCCGCAGTTCCCCCTTTAGGATCTAAATTTTCACCAGCATCGTGAGCTTTTTTAAGAGTATTAGCCCCTTTAAGCATTTTATGGGCAACTCTTTTTGCCATTTTACCTCTAGGTGGTTTATATCCCTCATTCATAACAACTTCCATATATGCTTCTTGAAGATTGCGAAGTTCTTGTGCGTCCATTTTTTTTTTAATTTTATAATTGTATTTATATTTCAAGACTTCCAAAGATTACCTTCTGCTTTTCTCCTTCTTGCTAATCCTGCTTCAACATTAGTACCAGGATTTCTATAAAGATATAAAGCATCAGGAACTTTGTCCCATTCTTTATTCTTTAGGCATTTAGTAATAGTATTAAAGTTAGAACCACCGTAAAAACCGGCACCAAGATTATAAGCAAAGCTGAGCAAAGCACCTCTTTGTCCATCAGTCATCTCACTCCAATAAGGTATTTTTTGTAGTGAAGGAAGAAACTCCCTTCTCAATTGAT